TTTAATTAACAACGGATAAAAACAAACAGCTATGAAAAATATTAAACTATTTGAAGAATTTGTAGATGAATCAAATCAACCTATCAACGAGGTGTTTGAAGACACTCCAATACTAGGTAAGATAGCAAAAGACCTCATGAAAAAACATGAGACCTTGGAAATGAACGCTGAAAATTTTGATAAAATTCAGGCCGTGGCTAAAGAGTTGGCTGATAACCCATGGGAATACCTTTATAAAATAGCAAATGCTAGCAAATATGCTGATTGGTTACAGGAGGAATACAACGATACTAAATTCCTATTTGATAAATCAGGAAAATTAAAATTTATTATTGCGTATGTCGGACCAGGAAGGAAGATAGTTAAATTTACGCATATTGCTGAATTGAAGCATACTTCAATTAAAGATCTGGATCAGGAAATTGAAGATTGGGCTTATGAAAATTACCCTAGACTTTTTAAAAACTTGGACTGGATGGTTTATCAATATACTGAATATAAAACCTATCCATGGAAAATTCCAACTGAAGGAACTTTTGAGCTTGTATCTGCACCGACTAAAAAACTTGCTATGGAAAATACAAAAGCTAATCCATCAAAAGATGATTCGTTTTGGGAAAACCATGGAATTGAACAAATTTCGAAACAAGATATTAAAAAAATGCAAAAAGAACTAAAACAGAAAGCAGACCATTACGCTGAATTAGTAAAGACTTTCGTTAATTAGGAATATTAAAAAAATAAAGCAATCATGAAAAATATTAAACTATTTGAAGAATTTATACAACTTAATGAGGCATTTAAAGTAGGTGATTATATAAAACACACACAAAAATCACCTCGTAGAACCGTATTTGGTAAAATTGTAAAAGCAAATAAAAAATCTGCATCAATTGTAATTTTAGGAACAGGTGCTCCAGAAGATAAACAACCAACGACTAGAATGGAAACATGGCAAGGAGGAAGTCATGTAGAATTTGGAAAACATTCTAAAAAAGAACTAGATGATATAGCTAAAAAACTTTCATCAGGAGATGGTTATAAGTACAGTGACATGGAAGCATGGAACGTTTAGTAAAAAATTAAATAAAATTTGACGTTAAAACTACAAAATCTCTCGTTTGACGCAAATACAGTAGAAAAGATCGATTGGAAACAATTGATCTTTTTTTTATATAATACTTATATAAATTTAAAAGATGCCTAGAAAAAAGAATTATTTAAACAATAAAGACTTATATGCACAAATTGTACAATCATTAGATGATGATAAATTAACGAGAGATGCAGAAAAAATGTTACAATTGCTTGCAGAAAAGGCAATTAATAGATTAACTTACGTAAATGAAGATGATCGTAAAGATTGTTTGCAGTTTGCACTATTAGATCTTCTTAAATATTGGAAAAATTTCAATCCTAAATATACTAATGCATTTGCATATTTCACAGAGATAGCAAAGAGAGGTTATGCAAAGGGTTGGAATAAATTACATCCAAATAAAACAAAGGGAACCATTTCAATGGATAGAATAAACTCTGCTAACTCAAGAGAAGATGGTGGAGGCGGAATGTTTAACATCTAATAATGTCAATAAAAAACGTAAGACCAACTAAAAACTCTGGCTTTAATCAGGGTTATTTCAATCCAGTGTATCCAGAAAAATACGCAGGTAAACCTCCTATAATTTATCGAAGCTCTTGGGAACTTAAGTTTATGAAGATGTGTGATAATAGAGAGGATATTACAGTATGGTCAAGCGAACCAGTTGAAATAAAATACTGGAGTTCAATGGATAAAAAAGAACATTCATACTTTCCAGACTTTTATATTAAGGTAAAGAAAGAAGATGGCTTTGAAGAAAGTCTTATTGAGATAAAGCCTGAAAGCCATATAGTAAAGCCACAACCTCCTACAAAAAATTCAAAACAGGCATTAAAAAATTATAAATTTCTTGCAGAGCAGTATATTAAAAATAAAGATAAATATAAATATGCACAAGAATGGTCTAAGTCAAGAGGATTTAGATTTGTTGTAATGACAGAAAAAAGTCTTAAATAATGGCAAGAGTTAGACAAGACATAAAGGAATTAATTAAAGAATCAGGTGGTAAAAGTAGAGCTAAGAGGGCAGCTGAAGATTGGTATGAAAATGGAAAGAAAACCTCATCTGAAAAGAGTGTACAAACTATTGGAGGTAGGTTTCAGCCAGGTAAATTATACGTGTTTAGATACAATCCTAAATATGCAGCAGAATTACCATGGTATGACGCCAATCCAGTTGTATTAGCCCTTGATCCTGATGGAAATAACGATGTTGGCATTAACTTAAATCTTCTTCCAAGTGATGTCAAAGAAAGATTATTAGATAGAATCTATAATGCATATGAAAGTGAAATTAAGAGAGAATCTGTAGGTGGCAAGAAAAACGACGCACGTAGACAAAATCAACTTTCAATTAGATGGGAAGAAGCAAAAAACTTTTTAGCAAGTTATAAATTTGCTATTAGACAATACATACCTAGTAGAAAACTTGGACAAGCAGTTGTTAGTTATGAAAATTGGGCAAAGATAGTTCTCTGTGATTTTGCAGACTTAAATGGCACTTCATATGCCCAATTAGTGAATGAGTTTAGAAACAGGTAAAAAAAATTGAATATATAAATTGAAAAACTATATAAAAAATTATGGCAGGTTTTGCAGATAAGGATCCAAGAAATGGTCCATTAAGTAATAGAAGGCCTTTTAGGTTAAGTAATACATTAAAACTACTTTCATCATTTGGAATGAGATATGATGATTTAGTACTTAGACAATCTCAAGCAGTTGGTCCATTAGAAGATAAGTTTGGTTATGGCCAAATGAATCCAATGGGTGTAGACAACGATGATATGTATGCGGCATTCGCAGCATTATCAATGGCTGATACTACAATGAGAAAAAACATTCCATGGTTTGACCAACAATATGAAGTAAAGAGAGAAGAACTTAGAAGATTTTCTATTAACGATGAAATAGAAGATATTTTAGATATACTTTGTGATGAAACTATAGTATATGATAATAAAAACTTTTTTGGTTCTCCTGAAATTTTAGGAGTAGAAGTAGCAGATGGTATTCAAAAAGACTTAAACAGATATTTTAGACAAATATATCACGCATTTGGTTTTAACTCAGATCAATCCGCTTGGTATTATTTTAGAAAATGGTTAATTGATGGTTATTTAGCATTTGAAATTATTTACTCTCCTGATCAAAAAGAAATTATAGGTTTTAAAGAAATTGACCCAATTACATTAGTGCCGGGTTATAATAAAGAAGATGGTAAAAAAGTATGGGTACAGTTTAAAGACGATCCAATAAAAGAAAGAACACTTTATGATTCTCAAGTAATTTACCTTTCTTATTCTTCAATAACTACTGCATCTAGAGTCTCTTATGTTGAAAGACTTATTAGATCGTTTAACTTATTAAGAATTATGGAACATACAAGAATTATTTGGGCAGTGACCAATAGTTCTTATAGAATGAAATTTGTTATACCAGTTGGTGGTAAATCTAAAACAAGAGCAAAACAATCACTTGCTCAATTAATGAATTCATATAAAGAAGTTGTAGATTTTGATTGGGAATCAGGTTCTATGTCAACAGATGGCAAGCCAATGTTACAATTTAATAAAGAATATTGGTTACCAAGTAAAGACGGTGACAGCCCTGAAATTGAAACATTAGATGCATCAGGTCCAGACCTTTCAGATACAGAAGCACTTAAGTATTTTTCAGATAAACTTAAGCATGTTTCTAAAATACCTTATTCAAGGTTCTTATATGAAGACGGAGGTGGAGATTTTAATCTTGCCGCTGATGGAATGATTAGAGATGAAATTAAATTTAGCAAGTTTGTAAAGAGACTTAGATCAGCTTTCCAAGAAATATTAGTAAAGCCACTATATTTACAAATGTGTATTGCATATAAAGACCTTGCAGAAGATCCACAATTTAAAACTCAAGTTGCATTAAGATATAATAGAGATAATGACTTTGCAGCCTTGAAAGAAATGGAAATCATGGAAAGAAGACTTGATTTTGTTTCTACAATGAGAGACAGTTTAATGACAACGAATCAAGAAACTATGGAAGAGGAATACTACTTTGATATGGAGTTTTTAGTTGATAGATACTTACAACTAAGCCCAGATGACATTGCTGCCAATGCAGCTGCTAAGGCTAAAACAGATAGACAAGAAGAAGAGGAGCCTGAAGTTGAAGACCCAATGGGAATGGGCATTTAAAAATAAATTAATATAGTGTTAAAAGGTTATAACGAATTTTTAAATGAAATAATTAATAAAAACAGATCCGCAACAAAAAATTGGGATACTAAAGGATCAGCTTCTAAAAAACTAGGAAAAGCAGCAGTAGCTTTAAAAATGGCAGAAGTACCAGTTAGAATTACTAGACAGCTTATTAGATTTGCAGCTAGAAAGGATGACATTAAAAAAATGGTACAACAGGCTGAGACTAGAGAAGAAAAGGCTAAATTAAAAAAGGAGCTATTTATAATGAGTAGAAAAGAATTTAAACTAAAAAAGCAAGCTCAATTAGCAAAGAAAAAGGCTAAAGCTGACAAAAAATAAAAGAATATATAATTTATTATGAAATTAAAGACGTATACTGAATTTTTAAATGAATCTGAATTATCTTCTATCAAGGCAGGAGAAGATAGTAAGGTTGAAGTCAGCGATCAAAAAACAATCGACGGAGATGTTATTCCAGCTCAAGAAATTCTAGGACAAATATTAAATGCAGAAACAGAAGATGAGTTTAAAGCTTATTTTTATGATAAATATGGCTCTACTAAATTTGATGTTGAAACAATGGGACAAATGTTAACGGACTATCAAGACTATTATGCTGAACAGGCAGAAAAGGAAAAGGAAGAAGAAGGTGATGAAGAAGAAGGTGATGAAGAAGAAGGACTAGGAGATTTAGAAGGAGACGATGAAGATACTGACGATATAGAAATAGAAGACGATGAGGAAGAAGACGATGATATGTCTTTAACTATTTAGAAAAATACTTTTATTTAAAAGATATATACAAAAAAGAAAAAAACAAAATGGATAGACTTATAAATAAGGCTAGCGATTATAATTTATTAATAGTTGAAAAATCTTCTGGTGTTCTAGAACAAACAGGGGAAAACAAGGACTATGTTTTAGAAGGTGTTTTTGGTGAGATTGATGTTAAAAATAAGAACAATAGAATCTACACTGAAGACGAATATCTTCCACAAATTAAATCTCTACAAGACAAGATCGGATCTTCTAAATTACTTGGTGAATTAGACCATCCTCAACAATTTGATATTTCTCTTAAGAATGTATCACACGTTGTTGAAGAATTAAGATATGACCAAGATAATAAAAAGGTAATGGGAAAAATCAGATTATTAGATACTGACGCTGGCAAGCAAGCTAAAGCGTTGGTTGATGCTGGTGTACCATTACATATTAGTTCAAGAGCGGCAGGCGAAGTTTCTGAAGGTGGTAAAGTTAAAATCAAACAACTTTTTACCTATGACTTAGTTGCAGACCCAGGATTCGAAAACGCACAACTTAATAGAGTTAATGAATCATTTGGCTTTGACAATGATGAGAATCTATTCATATATGAAGTATTTAAAAAAGAAATAAATAAAACAAACGAAAACAAAAAAGAGCAAAAAATGGAAGAATTTGTAAAAACAGATGACTTCAACAATTACACTAAGTATTTGGCTGAGCAAATAAAAGGGTTAAAGTCCGCTCTTACAGAATTAACAGAAACTTCATCTGAAGGATCTGCTACTACTAATGAAGACATTAAAACTGTAACTGCTCACAACGATCATATTGTTGAATCAATAAACAATTTAACAGAGTATGTTAAGTATGTTGCAGAAAAAACTGATCAAAATATTCAATATTCAGAATATTTAGCAGAAAAAACTGATCAATCAATTCAGTATGCAGAATATGTTGCTGAAAAAGCAGATCAAGGAATTTCTTATACAGAACACATTGCTGAATCAGTAACTAAATTAAAAGACTATAGTAATTATATTGCTGAATCTTATAATACTGGTACAGAAACAAACGAAAAACTTATAGAGTATGTTAACTATTTAAAAGATAACGTACAAAATGTTAGCGAATATGCTAACTACATTGCAGAGTCAATCAACGAAAACTTAGTAGTTGAAGCTGATGACGTTACAGCTAAAGAAGCTGGCGAAGCTGCTGCTGATAACGAACTTGAAAAAGTTGGTGATAATTCAGAAGAAGGTAGTGTTGCAGATAAAGATGGAGATGCAGGTGTTGAAGGCGAAGATATTAAATCAGATGCTAAAGACGTTACTGCACCTGAAAAACAAGAAGAAGGAGATGATAAAGCTCCTGAAGCTGAAGGAAAAGATGGAGCACATGATCCATTAGAATCTTATAAATCAGAAATATCTAGTAAATTAACATCTTTATTAGAAGCTGCAAAGACAAAAGAAAACAACGATCCACATTTCTTTAAATTAGTTGGTTCATCTACTGCTGAAAAGTATAATGCATTAAATGAAGATGCAAGAACAGTTGTAAGAACTCAAGTTGAAGGTTCAGGATTTTTAACAGAATCTCAGATTGTTAGAATCATTGAAAACCAAACTAAAGAAGTTGAAGCTGCTAACGAACCGTTAGTACTTTCAGCAATGCCAACTGAATATAAATCAAAATGGGAAAATCTTTCTGAAGCTAAGAAAAATCAATTACTTGCACAGTCAAGAACTCATAAAGTTGAGACTGAATATCAAGTAAGAAACTTCTGGCAAACAAGAGACCTTAGAGAAACTGCTCCAGTAATGGAAAAAGTTGCTATGGTAACTGAAAAGAAAGAAGTTGAGACTAAGACACTTCCTTATAACTTAGAAGGTGTTAAAGAAGCAATGGCAAAAAGATTTAAAAAATAATAAAACAATCGACGATTTGGTGACAGAAGCAGAAAGCCAAAGTAATAAGTCGAAATTAAACAAACAAAAAATAGAAATTTATAAAATGGCAAATTTAATAAATGAAGCTGAAATCAGAGAAACGTGGTCTCCAATTATAGAGAGCGCTACTGGTATCAATGATGCTTCAAAATTAGCATGGATGTCTGAGTACTGTCATAATCACAAACTTTATGAAGACGCAAACATCATGTCACTTTCTAACAATCCAGGTCCTATGAATTTAGGTGGTATGGGTGCAGTTGCATTCCCATCTGACTTCGGTGGTATCGGTGCTGCAGGTGCAGCGGATGGTTCAGGTGACAAAGCTCCAACTTTACTTCCTTTAGCGATGCAAGTTGCAGCTCAAACAATCGGTTTAGATTTAGTTCCTGTCGTACCAATGGCTGGACCTATGGGTCTTTTATCTTACTTAGACTTCGTATACGAAGGTGGTAGATTAGATAAAGCAGAGGCTCCAACTTATGTAAAAGCAACAGGTGCTTCAGCTGATATTACAGCTGGTGCAGGTAACGGTGCTCACACATATGTTGCAGAATCTAGAATTGATGGAAAACCAATCTTTAAAGTAGGAGAATTAGTAGACGCAAACGTTGCTGATGATTTTGCTGCTGCAGGTTATACTGGCGTTGAGTTAGTTGCTGCATTAGACGATCATATCCCAGGTTTTTCTGGTCAAGATGACGGTCAACCTTTCGATAGAGCTACTGGCGAATCTACGGCTGACAAATTAATGGGTCTTTCTTTATTCTCAAAAGCAATTGAAGCAAAAACTTACCAAGTTGCTGCTGCAGTTACTAGAGAACAAGTTCAAGATTTAAAACAATTCGGTGTTGATGCTGTTGCTCAAGTTGAGGCAGTTTTAACTAACGAATTAACACAAACTATCAATGATTTAATCATTGGTGAAATTGGTACATTGGCTGCTGCTAACATGACTGCATCTTCAGTTTCTTTAGATGTAACATTAGCAACACCAGCAGGTGGCGGACAGACTGAAGGTTCTGAACACAGAAAAGTGTTAACAGGTATTTTAGCTGCTGCTAACTTAATTGCAAACAGAGGTAGAAGAGGTGCAGGTAACTTCGCGGTTGTAGGACCACAAGTTGCTACATTAATTCAATCTGTTGCTGGTTTCGTACCTAACCCATTCGCTAACACAGCTACTCAAGCTGCAGGTGCTATTTATCCTGTAGGTTCTGTTGCTGGTGTACAAGTATACACAAACCCAAAATGGGCTTGGGGTTATGCTGATGTATTAGTTGGTAGAAAAGGTGACGGAAACGGTCCAGGTCTTGTATTCATGCCTTACTTAATGGCTGAATCAGTACAAACAATTGCTGAAGGAACTATGGCTCCTAAAGTAGCTGTTAAATCAAGATTTGCATTAGTTGCTGCAGGTTTCCACCCAGAAACTCAGTACGCAAAATTCACAGTTGGTTATCCATCTGGATCAGACATGATTAACTTATAAAATACTAATTAGTAATTTAATCAAAATTAAGGGATTCTTAGAAATAGGAATCCCTTTTTTATTTTAAGGATATATAGACTATAAAATATTTCTAAACTTTATGAAAATTAAATATAAAATAAAAGGAATTAGTGAGTTTATTGTTGAAAACGTTGAAACACCTAACAATAAAGACACAAATAAAAGCATAAGTAATAACATAGATGTGACTATCTCTTCAAGCGAAGATCTACGACAAGAAATAGATAGTATTTTAAATAAGTTACAAAAACTTGAGGTCAGTTTAAGTGGTAATATATTTCAAAATGGAAATAGTTCATTGCAAGAATCTTTAGACAATGAACTAATCTTAGAATTTACAGACTCTTATAATAAAGGACTTGCTAAAGGTGAACAATTTGGAGCGGCTATGGGCATAGTTGCTGTATTAGTTTTTTTAAAAGTTAGAGCTAATCGTAGAATTAAAAAGAAAAAAGAAGCTTATGGAAAATACTGGCCAACTAAGCAACAACTTTTAATCGATAAAAAATATTCAGATAAAAAATTCGACCAAGATTTTAAAAGAAAAGAATTTATTGAAAAAGAATTACAAGGTGTAAAAGATAAGTACGATAAAAAAATATCTAAATTAGAACCAAACAATCCTAAATCTCAAAAGGTAGCTGACAAACTTAGAGCAGATAGACAAGAAAAAATTAAAAAATTAGAAGAGGTTATCAATAAAAAGATAGATCAGAAAAAAGAAAGATTAAAAGTAGATATTGATAGAAAGATAGAGGACATGGATCTTCAATGGGAAAGAGATGATGCCGATACAAATATAGCAAGTCTTTTTGCTAAATTTTCAGGCAATCCAGCTGGAGGAAAGATGGAAAGAAAATGGAAAGATTGGAAATTAGAATTTGATAGAAAGGTAGAAGATAAGATTATTGATTATGAAAGAAAGCTTATTGATGAAATTCATGGTGGAGATGAGAAAAAACTTAAACAAGAAATTGGACAATTAGATAGTAGAATTAAAAAGTTTAAAGGTAAACAAGCTGAAGAACTTAAGAAGTCTAAAGAAGAAAACGCAAAATTAGACCAAGAGACTAAAGAATTTGAAACTGAACAAGCTACTAAAGAAAAGGCAAAAGAAGAAAAACTAGGTCCTGAATATATAGAAGCTAAACAGAAATATAACGAGTATATGGAATCTGTTAATAAATTTGGTCAAGTTCTTTCATTTGCTGAAAAAAATACAAGTGGAGATGCCTCAGAAAAAGCAAAGACAGATTTACAAAAAGCCTATAAAACAATGAGAATGCGTAGTAACTTTAGTAAAGCTAACGCTAAACAGCTTATGCCAGATGGTGATGAAAAAGATTACGAAGAACTTTTAAAAGGTAGACAAGAACAATTACAAGGTTTTAAAGAAGCCTACAATGAAGTAATATCTAAATTTAAAAAACAACCTGCTGCTCAAGAATCAAAAACAGTAAAATTTGAAAAAATGGTATTAACAGAAAAACTATATACATATAACAGCTTTATGAACGAATCAAAAACTTCAGAATATGTAAAACGTCTTAGTAAAAAAATGAAAGATTTTTTTAAGGCAGTTGGAAAAGAAGGTAAACAAACTAAAGACGCAGTCAAATTAGTTATTACCGCTAAACAAGAAAATAGAAAATTAACAGACGACGAAAAGGAAATGGTAAAAGAACAGCTTAAAGATGTTTTAAGAACAATAGGGCTTAGCTATGTTGCTGTTATGCCAGGTGGACTTTTAATTGCAATATTGCTTAGAGCATTTGAAATAGAAGATAAATTAATTCCTTCTAGTTTCAAAAAGTAACACTTACTGAAACAATTCCACAAACAGTCATATAAACCCCGTTAAATTAAATAAACAAATATGAAAAAGACAATAATTACGGGAATACTGTTTTTAGCAATTGTTACAATTTCTGCACAAGAAAAAGGAACTAAAAACATTAAGCCAGTTAAACATACAAAAGGAACTAATAGTTCTGTTATAGTTGAAAAAGAAGTTAAGACTGCACCAACTCCACTAAAACCTATTAGACCTACAAACAGTAACTCAACAAATAGAGCTGCTGCTTCATCTGCTGTAAATACATCAAAAGCTGAGAAAGTTTCTAATAATAGAGCTGCTGCTTCATCTGCTGTAAATACATCAAAAACTGAGAAAGTTAATAATAGAGCTGCTCAAACAACTGTTGAAACAAACAGACCAGAGAAAGTTAAAGTTAATAATGACAGAACTTCTATTAATAAAGAAGCAAAACCATTAAATAACGAGTTTAGCAAATTATCAGCTGAATACTGTAAAGGATGGAAAAACGGATATGTAAAAGCTTGGTCAAAGGCTCACAAAGGTGAAAAACTTGAGTTTATTCCAAATTGTGAAACTACAGGTAACTGTGAAGGTTACAAATGTGGTTTTAAAGCAGGCATGAAAGCTGCTGAATTAAATATAAGATAATATCTTTTTTGAAAATTCAAAAATCAAATAACCCTAAACAAGCTCATCGTTACGGCATAAAACTCGATGGGCTTCCTAGGAGTATCAGACAATTTCTAATAGAAAATAGAAGCCTAAATGAATGGGCAAATGATGTTCAATTCCTAGAACAAATAATTAGAATAGAGTCAAACAATCTCAAACTTAAAAATAGTACAAAAAGAAATAAACTCTATTTTGACTGTACAACTGAAACACCATTACCAATGGACGACTTAGTAGAATCTTATGACACCGTAGAATGGACTTGCGCAATCAGTAAGAGACCCATTCAATCTAAGTTTAATAATTTCAGTCTAGAAAATTTTATACACCCTGAGTACCTTGATGTGCTTAAATCACCGATGGTAGATAGCCGCATACTTAAAAGCAGTGTAGAATTTCGTAAATACTGTAAAAAACTCTTATTAGAAGAACAAAAAGAATTCATGAGAGTTATTAAAAAAGGAAAAAATCCATAATTGTTCATAACTTTTAAAAATAAGTTGCCCTAGATTTTCACGGGTCAAAGATTATAGTTATATTAGTATTATAATTAAAACTTAAAATGAACAATAAAAATACAACAATCGATAAAGTAGCTTTAGAATTATTTAATAAACATTATGGTGAATTAAATAAAACTCAACAACAAACTTGTAATCATGAAATGGTAAACAATTCAAAGTGGTTAGCTCCATTTTGGAAGCAACCAGGTTATAAATCAGGAACTCAAAAAATTTGGGAAAGCAAATTAAAAAATTGTTAATAACTTTTAAAAATAAGTAGCCCTGGATTTTCACGGGTCAAAGATTATAGTTATATTTATATTATAATAATTAAAACAATAACAAAAATGACAAATTTACAAGAAACAGTTAAAGTAGGAGACAAAGTAAGAAGTTTCGACTTCGATAGTCATGAAGTAGAAGGAATAGATGCATGTTACGTTGAAGGTGTAGTAGAAAGTATAGAAGGTCACCCAATGGGAGGTGGCGGAGAATACGTTAAATTTTTAATCACTAAAAAAATATTTAGTGGAAAAGAGATAACTGAAACTCTTGGAAAATTTAACTGGGTTCCTCAAAACGGACAAGAAAATTGGAATGGAAAATTAACTAATCACATAGAAAAAATAGGATAAAATGACAACTTTAGAAAACGTAAAAGATTTTATTAGAACAGCAAATAGAGAAGAGCTTTCAGAAATTAGAACAATATTTAACACTGCTTTTAAAATAATCAAACAAGGAGAAAAAGGACAATTTAAAAAAGGAGATATGGTAACTCTTGATTTTTATAACTATGATCCTACCGTTATTTATGAAGTTATTAGAGTAAATAAAAGAACGTTAACAATTACTAACGAAGCATTTGGAACCTTAAAGGCGGATCCACATGTTTTAAAAATGGCAACTGTAGGAACTTTTCCAGAATTAAAATAATTATGATTAGAAAGAAACAACCTAAAAAAGAAATTATTATAGACCTTACAGGTCCGGATGGTAATGCATTTGTATTATTAGCTTATGCTAAAAGTCTTTCAAAAAAATTAAACATACAGTATGGTCCAATAGCAGATGCTATGATGTCAGGTGATTATGAAAATCTACTAGAAGTATTTGACAAGCATTTTGGTGGATTGGTAATACTAGAAAGATAATTTAAAAACAAATAAAAATGATAAACGAAAGATTAGTATCAGTAGAAGAGAGACAATCAATTTTAGATCGAATTCAAATAGCACTTGTTGTTGGTAATTACCCAACTTCAGCTAATGACCCTCTTATGAAAGATTTACAAAGGTTGATAACAGATGCAACCGAAAAAGTAATTAGTAAACAACTAAAAAAATTAAAGAAACTTTAATTATTTTTACGTTAAACAAAATGAAATAAATCCATATAAATTAAAAGTAAAATAAATGCAAGCAGTTCAACAGCTATTCACAGAAAAATATAGACCTAAAAACTTAGATGAATTAATATTACCTGAAAGAGTAATGGCCAAATTTAAAGATGGCTTAGTTCAAAACGTTTTATTAGCTGGTTCTCCAGGTACTGGTAAAACCTCAACTGCAAAGGCAATTGTCAATCAATTCAATATGCCGTATCTTTATATTAACGCATCAACCGATACATCAGTAGATGTTATTAGAACAAGAATTACAGATTTTTGTTCAACTGTTTCAATTATGGATGGACCAAGTTCTATGAAGGTTGTAATACTTGATGAGGTAGATGGTGTTAGTGATCAGTTTTTTAAAGCATTGCGCGCGACTATGGAAACATTCGCATCAAATAGTAGATTTATAGCCACATGTAATTACATTAATAAATTACCAGATCCAATACTTTCAAGATTTGAAGTTATTAACTTTGATTTTGACAAAGAGGAAGAGGCTGAATTGACAAAGAAATATATGAGAAGAGTTTATGAGATTTGTTCGAAAGAAGAAATGTCAATAGATAAACCTGCTCTACTTGAATTTGTGAGAAGAAACTTTCCAGATTTAAGAAGTACATTAAATAAATTACAAGGGTTTAAGACACAAGGAACTACAGAAATTAAGGTAGATGATGTTAAAAGATTTAATTCAGTATATAAAGATGTGTTTGAATTAATTTTTAATGAAACAAATCCTATAAATAACTATAAAATACTAGTAAGCAATTATTCTAATAGAGTAGATGATGTGTTACAAAGTTTAGGTGAAGACTTCATCGAATACATTCAACAGGAAAAAGCACAAAGCGCTAAATATATTCCTGAAATTGTAGTAGAAGTAGCAAAGCACCAAGCTCAAAGAATACATGTCATCGATCCTGTTATTACAATGCTTTCTCTTGTTTATAAAATACAAGAAATAATTAGAAAAAATTAAATTATGATGAGAAAAGGCGGACATACATTATTAATAGACGGTAACTATTTTTTACATAGCCGTCTCTTTGTTTTGCCAAGACCAAAGAATGGCGTAATGTTAGAAGATGAAGCATCGCGTGCTTCTCTAATGAGAAAACTTGCAATTGACCTTGCATCTGAAGTTAGAAAGATGAGAGGTTTTATAGATAAAGTTGTTGTTGCAGTAGATGCAAGAAGCTGGCGTAAAGACCTCTTTCCAACAGCAGAATACAAAGGTACGCGAAAAACAGATAGCTCTATAGATTGGAATGCAGTATATGGCGTTTATGAAGAATTTCAAAATATTCTACAAAAACATGGAGTAGTCGTACATAAAATAGAAGGTGCAGAAGCAGATGATGTATTATTTGGATGGTCAACATTATTAATTAATAAAGGTAGTAACTGTATTATATGGACAGGCGATAGAGACCTTATTCAGCTTGTTAATTATTCAAAAGCTAATGATTCATATGCGCTATGGTATTCACCAACTCAAAAAAGCCTATATGGTTTTAAAGATTTTATTGATGTTTTAAATACATCTGAATTAGAAGATAAAGAAGATGTACTATTTAATTTATCTCAATACAGTGGTGTAAAAGAAGAATATAAAGAAGCTATAAAAATATGGATTCAAAATAATAAAATAAAATTAACAGAAGTTAATTGTGACGAATTCATGTTTAAAAAAATATTAATAGGTGATAAGTCAGATAACATTCCATCTGTTGTGCTATGGCAAAAAGAAATGAAAGGCGGTAAACTTAGAACGTATTCAATTACTGATAAAATAGCTGATAAAATATTTAAACAATATACTAAAGAAAATGAACAGTTTGTTATCGATCAATTATTTAACAAAAATGAAATAGAAAATTTAGCAGATATAGTATATAGAGTCATAGGTAAATCTTCAAAACAGACTATTCAAAATAATATTTCTAACAACATGGGCTTAATGATGTTACATACTAAAGTAATACCAGATGCAATTCAAAATGAGATATACAAAAGTGTTGAAAAAGAATTAAAGGTTTTAGAAGGTACTGATCTTTCGCAACTTGTAAATAAAGAAAAAATATTAGAAGGTACAGATTGGTTGAAAATAAGTAAAGTACCAAAACAATATGATGCATTTTCTAATATTCCTACTGAAACAAAGAGACCAAAGAAGTTAAAACTAGTAGGAAAAAAGACAAACAATAAATTATTTTAATATGCTAGATGAAACTAAGCTTTTTGACTTTGTAAAAATAATGTTTACAAAGAGAGAAGAATATGCAAAAATAAAAGAGTCCTCTAAAAAAAGACATCATTTTATGATTAATCGTTTTATGTCTATTCAGTATCCAGGAAACGCACAATTATTTAATTTTAATGGAATTAATGGAAGTAAAGTAATTGACTGCTGGCAAATGGTTACAGGTAGATTCAATAGAGTACCAGGATGGATATATACTAAAACGAAAAGTTCTAAGAAAAACGTCAAAGAAAAATATCAACCATCCGACGAAGCATTAAGGTTTTATATGGAAAGAAACGAAATAGGAAAAAGAGAAGTTGAAGAATTGAAGACATTTAATAAAGAACAATTTTATTCAGATTTAAAAAAATTAGAAAATCAAATAAAGGTTTATGGCTAAGATTTATTTGTTTCCTGAAGTATTAAGCATTACTCTTTATAAGTATAACCATATAGACAATAAACTATATACGTTAATACTTGATAATTGTGTAACAAAGCAACATCAAGATACTATATTAGTAAAAAAAGGAGATGTAAATTTATTGCTTCATCGGTATTTTAAAAAAACAATAAATAAAATTCAATTAATTCCACATAATGAATTACATAAAAGAGCAGACACTGTTTATTTTTTAAAAAAAATAATGGATGAAATGCCTAATTTAAGATGGTTTCAAATTTCATTCTCAAAAAATAGTAAATATTCTAGAATAAATGCAAACGAAGAAACAGGTGAAAAAACACTAAGCTTTGCTTTTAAAACAATTCGAGGAAGTTATAGGACTTTTGACTTTTTTAAAGAAAAAGATATGGAATTTGTTAATTATGTTTTAAAAGAAGTTGGTTGCATAAAAAATCTAAACTATTCTTTAATAAAATTAAAAACATTTATAGATAAACTTGAAAAACTAAGAGAATCTAACGATCAAAACGTAAAAAACGTTTGTGATAGAATGTTAATAGAATTTGATCAGTTTTATGAAGACAATCCTGAAGCACTTATAATTACTGACTATTTGGAAGATATATAGCAAAAAGAACCTTGCTATATGGAAAATAAAAAATCTTATCTAGAAAAGATATTAATGGACGTTGATGGTCAACCATCTTCTAAAAGACTTATTACATTAATTTCTTTTGTTTTAATCTCAGCCGCGTTTATTGTAAACATATTTATTGAAATTCCGCTAAAGGAATATATGTTCGAAGGTATGTTATGGCTAGCAGGTGCAGGTTTAGGTTTTACTACTGTTGAAAAATTTAGTAGAAGGAGCGGCGTTTCTGGCGATGAGAATCAAATATAAAATTAGATAAATAATATATGGTTACAGACTACATAGCAACAGAAGTAGGTGATAAAATTATTGCAAAACTCGTAAATCCTTATTTAAACGTAGATAAAGTATTAGATTGGGAAATTAAAGCTGGTTTTTCAAATGAATTCACAGTTGGTAAATTGACATTTAATAATGGCAACACTACTGTCACCGGCATTGGTACAAATTTAGATTTAAATAATGGAGATATTGTACTTGCAGGAGGATATGAATTTATTGTAGATAATACACCAGATAAAGAAACTTTAATTTTACAAAATCCATCAAATGTAGATTTAACAAATGTTACATTTTATGTAAAAACAAATCAATGGAATTATTTTAGTTATGAGTTTAGATGGAGTCAAAATACTACAATAGATGGAGGTGGAGAGCATAGTGAATGGCATCCATTAACAAATGGAACTCTTGTTGGAGAATTATTATCAATAGACTTTGACCCAAATCAACCAACTTGGTTAGAGATTAGAGCAACGGTTGAAGATGTACAGCCATTACATGAACTTATATTTTTGAGTATTACGTACACCATTCAATATGCTGATGGAACAATTGAAGAATGCCCACAGACTTGTGTTGATTGTGAACCTTTTGAATTAGATGGATGTGCAAATATTATAGTCGAATGTGATGCTACAAATCTTTATAACCCTTATGGCTTACAAAAACCAGCACATCTTTATAAAAGTCTTTCAAACCTTGCAAATAGTGTTTATGGCCATAATGTAACTTATTATAGAGTAGAACCTAATGTAAGAAGTAAAGACGTTATTTTAAAAGAGTATTCCTTATATGATGTTATTGAAAAGGAAAGTATTAAGGTAATGGTGCCAGATAATGAGTTTCCAACAGAACAAAATACATTTGATATTTTTGGAATGGGATTTGAAGACTTTGAGATTCATATAGTTGGTGAAGAATTTAGAAAACATTTTGGTGAAAATAAAAATCCACGTAGTAGAGACTATTTATATTTTCCTTTTAACAATAGAATGTATGAAGTTAATTCAGTAAGCTTAGCTGATGAATTTAATAGAGAGCTCACATATTTTAAAGTAATGTTGAAAAAATATGAAAATAGAACTTCAACAAATAAAGAAGGATTCGAAGAAGATCTCACAGATTTAGTAAAAGGAGTTGAAGAAGTATTTGGAGAAGAAATTAGAGAAGAATTTGATAAAGTTACAAAACCACTTCAATATCAAACTACTCACCATAGAGCACAAGACGGTGTTAGAAAATTTGTACATAAAGACCTTACGTTAAATGATATTAATTTAAAGAATAGGTGGACTGTTATTACAAGAAATTATTACGATTTATCGACTATATTAAATGATGAATATCAAGCCCCGGCAGTTATATATGAAGCAATGTCAACTCTAAAAATAGATGAAAATAGAGCATTTACATTTTGGTTTAACCCTACAAAAACCTTTGATTTAGCAAACACAGCATATTATGATATGATTGATGGAACAAATGTTTTAGGTAATGGCTTAATTATTAAGCTTAGTAGTATGAATATTAAAATATGTATTAATCAACAAGAATATGTATTCGATCACGGTATGGTACTTAGCCATACAACATGGTATGGAATGGTAGTTAATCTTAGCAACACGTATGGAGAAGTAAGTGCATTTATTTATACGTTAGACGATCAAAAGAATTATACAGATCCAACTGGAGAAAACCATTTAGAGCAATCCTTTGTTGGTAATTTAGACACTTTATCTCCACATGTTTGGGAAACTGATGTTAATTGGAGCCTTAGAGGAGGAGAGTTTAATTTAACTAATATTAGAATGTTTGATAAAACAATAGAAGAAGAACAACATATAAATGTATTGCACCAATACGTCGTTAGAGATAGTCAACATGCTATTATTATAGATAATGCAATACCTTCTTTACAAATTCAAAAAGTAGGCACTAATAAATAATCGAATATATAGATTATAAAACTATAGATAATGTCAGATAAAAAGAAAACAATTTCAGAACAGGCAGATGAAATCAAAAAAGACCTTGAAGAATTATTAGGTCCAGATGAATCAATAGACGTTGAAAAAGACCCTAATGATTTACCAGTTCCTAAATTTCACAATGCATCTCCAGCAATTAATTATGGAGACATGAAAGCAGGTGCTGAAAAACAGGCCAAGAAAACTATTACAAGTTTAATGCAATTTTATCTTGAAGCCGACATTATAGAAAAGGATGAGTATTTAATGGCTAAAAAGAAAATGGATGAAATGACAATGAGTTCGTTAGTCTATCAACTTAAAGCCGGCGAGAGAGCCCTAACAACATTATTAGAAACAATAGAAGGAGGAGAACTTGCACCACGAATGTTCGAGGTGCTTGCTACATTGCAGAAATCTATGCTTGACATTATTAAAAGCCAAACAATGTATTTAATGGCAACTGAAGAAAGTACAAAAAGAATTGCAAGAGATATTGAACTCTATAAGAAAAGAGAACATGATGATGAGGTTAATAGAGTAGGCGGTAACTCAAACGCAAATATACAAAGAGGTACAAAAGACCTTATGAACCAAATTCAAGCAGGTATTAATCAAGCTGACATTGAAGATATAGAACCAGAGTTAAACGATGAGTGATAATTTTTGGATACCGAAAGAAACAGATCAATCAACAAGTGATAGGTTAGTCTGGTCTACTAAGAAGATTCAAGACCTTGAAGTTGCTATGGATCAAGGGTATAAGCCTCAGGTTAAAATGCCATTTTATGAAGGTAGACAATTCTTAAGAAGAGGTAATATTGTCTTTGAATATACTGATGAAGAAATTCAAGAACTTGCAAGATGTGCCGCGGATATTGTTTATTTTGCAGAAAAATACGCGGTAGTTCTTACGGATGAGGGAATTCAGCAGGTAAAACTAAGAGACTATCAAAAGGAAATGTTAAGAAATTTCCAAAACAATAGATTTAATATTTGTCTTGCATCACGTCAAATGGGTAAAACGGTAATGGCCTCTATCTTTAACGCTTGGTTTTTAACATTTTCTACAGATAAAAATACACTCTTACTTGCAAATAAATCAGATACCACAAAAGAAATTATAGAAAAGGCAAAGGTTGTTATAGAAAACTTGCCATTCTTTATGAAGCCAGGAATTACAAAATATGACGTAATGAATGTAAAGTGTGATAATGGAAGTAGGCTTGTAGGGCAGAGTACAACTGCAAAGGCAGGTATTGGTTTTACAATTCACCTTTTGTTCTTAGATGAGTTTGCACACATACATCCTTCAATTGTTGATGCGTTTTACGAAAACGTTTATCCAACGCTTTCAGCTTCTAACGTTTCAAGAATTATTATTACAAGTACACCAAACGGCTTTAATAAATTTTATAAGATTTATAGTGCAGCTGAGAGAGGTGACAATGAATATCACCCAATGAGAATAGATTGGTGGCAGCATCCAGATAGAGATGATGATTGGTATAAAAGGGAACTTGCGAATCTTGGAAGTATAGAGGCTTTTAATAGACAATATGGAAATGAGTTTGTAAGCTCATCAAATCTTCTCTTAGACCCAGGCTCCATGAAAAAATTAAGGAGTAAAATGAAAGACTACGTCTATCATGATTTAGACCAATTTACAGATGCACAAATAGACACTAAAGGTTTTTTAAGTTGGCATCCTGGGTTTGATGTAGAAACGCTTAAAGACCAAGACAAATATTGGTTATTGAGCGTCGATATCGCAGAAGGCAATGGAGGTGACTATTCAATTATTAATATATTTAGAGTCGATCCAATGACTAAAAAAGAAATAGAAAATGTGCCGACTCCAGGTGCAATGTATGACTTTTTTAAACTTAATCAAGTTGGAGTCTTTCGATCTAATGAACATGTAATTGAAGATTTTGCAAAATGCCTTTACATAATTGGAGTTGATTTATTATATGGTGAAAACGTAAAAATGATTATCGAGTATAATACATACGGCGCAGTTTTATTAAATTACCTATCAACTGTCTTTCCAAGAAGAAATGATTTTGACGAAGAAATGGTACTTCGTTTTAAACATAGACATGATAGCAGAGGTCTTAAACATGGTATAAAAGTTAAAAATGACAATAAGCCAATTTTTTGTCAAAACTTTAAATCACTCTATGAAATTAACCGAATGAACATAACTGAATTTGAAACGGCAAATGAAATAAGTCTTTTTGGCACATTACCAAGTGGTAAATATGGAGCTCAAATGGGACATGATGATTTAGCAATGTCAAGTATAATTTCAACAGAATTTTTTAACACAACTTCATATGCAGATTCAGTAGAAGAACTGCTTGATATTATCGATCCTGACATTCACGATCACATGGAATTAACACTTTATAAAGACAGTCAAGAACAGGGAGACCTAAACTATGACATCTATGACTTATTATAGAATAATCTGGTTTTTTGGGTGATATATAGATTATAAAAACTAAAAAAAATAGATAAAAATTATGGCACTTAGTCCTCAATTATTACAATTCAAATCTAGTGGTGTATACCGACTAGAATTTGATAAGTCCCAGGTATCAAGTATATCTGCAGAGACTATTAGATTAATGGCAGGTCACTCAAGAAAGGGACCTTACAACACGCCGGTTTTCGTTGAAGATACAGAAACTTTTGTTTTAATCTTTGGTGGAATCGATAAAAAATTAGAGAAGAAAGGAATGTTCTTCCACAGATCATGTTTAGAAGCATTAAAGAGAGGTCCAATTTTAGCTATGAACTTAGCTGATTTTGATTCTTCTGATATAGCTTCATATGCAAGAATTGCTACAGATGCTTCAGACGATACAGCTCAAAATGTTACTGGAACTGATGAGTATGAAAACTTTCATAACATTGATAAATTTATGTATCCTTCTGATCAATCAGTATTAGAAGCATTAGGTTACGCTGGAGTTGCTGAAGCAACTGCATTAAATTTAGTAAACCTTGGTCAAAGCAATCTTTCAGTTATTGTTAGACAAGCACAGGATTTAGATAAATCTTTTCATGTTACTGCAAGAGATTGGTATGGTGAAGAAAATATTCCAGATGGTATTGGCGAGTTTGATTATATTTCAGACTATATGGTTGATATTTTAGTATTTCAAGGAAAATTTGAAGCTTCCGCAATGGATTTAGACCCAGTTTATGGAGATTATTTTTCTTCAACTGGTTTATTAAAAGATAAATTAGTAGAGTTTGCTAATGAAAGACAAGTTAATTTATTAGCACAATATACTGGTTCAATTATTCCAGCCTTCACAGATTTAGAAGGAAATGGTTTATATATTGAACAACAAATTAACGCTGAAACAAGAAGAACAGGTTTATTCTGCGCAGTTAACGAAGAAGCTGTTGAAAATGGAGCAGTTGATTTAATCGGTGAAGCTTATAATGAAACACTAGATTATACAGCTTTATCATATTCAACAGATCAAAACCCTCAAGCTACTTATGGTGCTGATGTGGATGTAGATACAAGTACTCAAGATTCACTTACGGTTACTTCGGGTCAAATCGTAATTGTTGATTCAACACCAACTGATTATTCAACTAGTTTTGATGGTAAATATATCGAAGCAGTAGGCGGAGGTTATTTATTAGTTGCTGCAACATTCGATAGTGGTACTAATACTACTACATTAACTTTTTCAGGAGATGCAGATGTAGTAGATTCAGCATCAAACATTCAAACTTACGTTATTACTACTCCAGCTCAAGGAACTAGAAGTATAGATATGACTGCGTTTGCAGTTGCTGTTTCAGGTTCAACTGCAGTATTTACAGGAACAATAGAATTTCCACTTTCAGTTGGTGATTATTTACCAGCAGCTACTGCTGATAAATTAGCTAGAGTAACTAGAATTGCAAATACAGACACTAATGAATATACAGTTTACTGTCATAGACCTATTGATTCTGGATACGCTGTTACAACAGACGCTTTAAAATCACTTGAAAGTTCAGTTAGTGAATATAAGATGTTTAACTTTGATAAAATTTCAATTTCTGATCAAAGTATTCAAGATTGTTTAACTGCAATTTCAAGCGGAGGTGTTAAAGCTGCATTAGTTGATAGAGATGTTATTGATTTAAGATATATTGTAGATACATTCGGATCTTATGAAGGTGGTATATTAAATAAAATTGAACTTACACAGATTGCAAAAGAGAGACAAAATGTTTCTTGTATATTAAATGCACCAACTGTTGAAGATTTTAAAAAGTCTACGGATCCATCTTTTAAAGATGCATTTACTGGAAGTTTTGAAACAAGATTTGTTGCTGACGGAGGTGATTTATCACAAAATCCAACTGCTACATATAATTTACCTTCAATAGCTGATGGCGCAAACTACGGATTCTATTATGGTCCTGGTTTAAATGTTAGAGAAAATGGAAAAGTAACAGTTGTTCCGCCAGCTGCTTATGTATCAAATAACTATATGGATAAATTTTCAGATTCATTACCATGGTCAATCGTTGCAGGTCCAAGAAGAGGAGTTGTTGCAGGTACTAACGTAATTGGAGCTGAATATCCATTTGACAAAGCAGATAGAGATAATTTAGAACCATTTGGTTATAACCCAATTGTATTCGAAAGAGGAGTTGGTCTTGTAATTAAAGGTAATAAAACTGGACAGCAGTCTATTAAATCAGCTTTAAGTTCTGCTCACGTAAGAGAAGTATTAATTTTCATTGAAAATGGAATTGCAGATATTCTTAAAGATTATGTTTTCGAATTTAATAATGCACAAACAAGATTAGAAATTAAAACTCTTGCAGATTCATTTATGGAAGGAGTTCTTTCTGATCAAGGTGTTTACGCTTATAAAAACGTAATGGATCAAACAAACAATACTAATGAGGTTATTGATAATAACATGGGTATCTTAGATACATTTGTTGAGCCGGTTAAAGGATTAGAAATTATTGTTCATAGAACAACGATCTTAAATACTGGAGAAATTGCATCAGGTAACTTCTAAAAGAACATTAATAAAGAGGGTTGAAACATACCCTCTTTATTTTAAAGAAATTTTAAAGATATATAATTAAAAATAAAGAAAAACAAAATGGCATTACCACATTATTCAAACGATCAAACTAGTAAGAAGGGTAAAAACTTTGAACCAGTATTAGCTAATATGTTTGAGGTAACTATTCTTCCTCCAGCAGGCGTTGGTGGCCAAGAATTATTAATTCAACATGTAAATAATATTAATGGTTTAGAACTTCATAAAGAACTAGGAGTTGTAGATCAGAAATTTAAATGGTCAACTAGATCTTATACAGGTTTACCAGCTGATTCATTCCTAGATGTTACTGTTAACTTCTCATTAAACTTAAACGAGGCAAATCAAATGTACTTATACAAAACAATGAGAGACTGGTACAGATTAGCATACAATCCAGAAACTGGTGAAGTTGGTCTTAAAAAAGATTATGTTGGAACATTAGTAATTGTACAATTTAACAGAGCTGGTGATATTTATAGAAAAATCACATGTGAAGATTGTTTTATTACTTCAGCATTAAATCCAACTGCAGAATTAAATTATGAAACAGCAGATGCTCAACTATTAGATGTAACTTGGAGAGTTAACACATGGGCTGAGGAATTAGTTTAAAAAAATTTAGAGTTTAAAAAATTTAGAGAAGATACAAGTCTTCTCTATTTTTTGCTCGGTAAAAATATTATAATACTATAATAATATATGTCAAAGGAAGACTACATAGTAAACAAATTAATCAAAAAAATTCAAGTACTTTTAACAGAACCTGAATTTGAAGAATTAAATCACATTATATTAAGTCGTGCCATTAAGGAAAAGCAAAGGCCTAAATCTGTTAGCGCATTTGTAAGAGAATTAATACAAAATGAGATTAAAAAAAATTCTGAAACAAATAAAAAATAATTTATATAATTTAATAAACACACTAATATGAGTGAAGAAAACAAAGATTTAAACGAGTTCTTAAATAAGAAAGAACAAGAAGGAGGAGCATTTAAGGATGATTCTCAAGAATCTACAAAAGATAACGTAGAAAATGTCGATCCTATTGAAGAGACTATAAACAAAGAAGGATTAGGAAAAGTCAATATGGCTAAATTCAATCCTGAAGCTGCGGATAAGGCAGATTTTCATTTAGGTTACCACGACATGGACATGAATACTCTTTTTTCAAAAGGACGCTTTTATCCAGTAGATACTAAAATAACTATTAGATCAGCAAAGGTTGCTGAAATTAGACATTTTTCAACAATGGATGAAAATAGTATTTTTGACATCGAAGATAAATTAAATGGAATAGTTAAATCATGTGCTAGAATTGAAGCACCTGGTAAAAAGCTATCTTATAAAGATCTTTTAGAAGAAGATAGAATTGCGGTTATTTTAGCAATTAGAGACCTTACATTTCCAGAAGCTGAAAACAAATTAATGTTAAAGGCTGAAAATAGTTATGGAGTAACTGAAGATGTTGAATTAGCTACAAGAAATCTTACTGGAACTGAAGTACCTGAAGAAATTGAAAAATATTACGATGCAGTTGCAAGATGTTTTAGAATTCAAACTCGTTCTTCTGGAGAAATATTAATGAGACCACCATCTGTTGGCGTTATGGAAGTTGTTACTAAATATATTAAAGAACAACAAGAACAAAAGAAAAGATGGGATCAATCATTTATACAAATCTTACCATATATTCAATTAGACTGGAGAGGATTTAACACTAAAGAAGTATTTAATCAAGAAGTTGCATTTCAAGGATGGAACGAGAAAAAATACATGGTTTCTTACAGATTAGCTGAAAAAATGAAAATAGGAGCACAACCTGAAATGGAAGTGGATGTCGACGGAGAGACAGTAACGCTCCCTCTCGACTTCCCAGGTGGAATCAAAAGTCTTTTCATTATTTCGGATCTCGCTGGAGAACTTCTTTAAGACTAAATTTTATCTGGGCATACATTTACGCCTCCAGCCCTCCGAGATCGACAATCTCGACTATTATGAGTATTATTACTATGTTCAAAATTTAAAAGAACATTTAGATAAGAAAAATAAAGCTGAGAAAGACCAACAAGAAGGGGCAGAAGAAAAGATGGGTAAATATAAGAAAGGAATGAATCCTAGCTCAATGGCTAAAAACTTTAAAGCACCTAAGATGCCTAACATATCTATGCCTAAAATATAGATATATAAAAAAAAGAATTTAATGTATTGGCAGCTTTTAAATCTCCATTTGAAAAATTAAGTTATGAGGCCCAGGATGCTATGGCTAAGTCCGTAAATCCTGGCGGTGCTTTATATAGTTTACTTGAAAGACTAGTCGTTACTTCTGAAATATCAACAGGAGGATTTGTTTCAGATGGTAAAGTAAGTAAAGAAGCTCTTGCCGCTATTGAAGGCCTTGCTCTTGCAAGTAAAAGAATGGCAGGTGCAATCGCATTAATAGCTGCTGCTAAACCAAATGACGTTGAAAAATTCTTTGGAGTTTTTACACAGTTAAGGAAAACATTACTAGAAGATCTTAGTGAAGAGGTAACACAAGAAATGTTAACCCGGTCTTTAGTTTTAGGAAGGCTTGCAGACTCTATTTTACATTTTGGCCATAGCATGGCAGTGTTTGCTGCAATGTCAGCTCCAATCCTTATAGGTGCTTTAGCTTTCTTCTTTTCAATGAAGCTAATTAAGATGGCAATGGGAGGCGACTTCTTATCAAATGTATTTGGAGTCTTTATTGAAGACCAAATTGGAGTTATTGCAGAGAATATTATGCACTTAGGATTGACGTTAGTCGCATTCGCCGCATTATCCCCTGTAATCCTTATAGGTGCATTAGCATTTTGGTTAACTATGACAATACTTAAACAAGGTCTTAATGTTTTAGGAGCAAGTAGCGGAGCCCCTGCACTAAATTGGTTTGATAGGGTAATAATGGGTAAAAAATCAAATTTAGTGTTAGCAATCAATAATGTTAAAAGACTTGGAAAAAGAGTATTAGGTTTTGGTATAAGAATGGCAATAGCTACTCCATTTTTAATAATAGGCGTGATAGGTGCAATTGCATTTTGGTTTCAACTTAACTTTTTCATCATACCAGCCTTTAAACAATTAGGAGATAAAAGAAGACGTAAAACATTTAAAAGTGCATTAATACACAGTTTATTAATAGGTGCAACTTTATTAATACTACTTCCAAGTATGGCAATACTTGCATTAATTGGACTTGTATCTCCTTTAGTAATGCTTGGGTCATTAGCTGTTGGTCTTGCAGTTGTCGGATTGTCGTATGCTTTTAAAATGGCAGGAAAAGGTGCAAAACAAATAGTAATGGGAGCGTTAGCCTTTATTGTGGTAGGTATTGCGTTAATAGCACTTGGATATGGGGTTAAAATGTTTGCTGATGCAATAACTAGTATTGAAAGTCCATGGGAATTTTTAGCACAAATCGGAGTTACTGTAGTAGGACTTGGTTTAGCAATGGCAGGCGCCGGACTTATTGCGCCAATGATTGCAATAGGTGCTGGAGCAATGTTATTAGCAGGAGCTGCGCTAATTGTAATAGCAGAAGGTGTAAACTCATTTTCAAAAGTTTTTGCAGGAGGAGCATGGAAAAAAATGATAGCACCTTCTGGTCAAGTAACTGAATCCTTCCTTGGTTTTGGTGGAGGAAGATCAATTAGTAATTTAGAAATGTTAATGACATCAATTGGTTATTCATTTATGTGGGACCCAATTAGAGCAGGCGCAATAGGAATAGGTGCTGCTGCAATGTTGGTTGCTGGTGCAGCACTTGTTGTAATAGGAAAAGGAGTTGAAAAATTCCAAGGATTGTCTATTAATTATGATGTTTTTCCTGGACAATTAACTAATTTAGTTGAAACTTTAGCTACAGTGTTTGCTGGTATAGGTGAAAAACATGGCGGAGCAGGTTTATTTGGACTTGGTGGAGGAAATGTTTATAAAGGAATTCAAAGTGTAATGGGAATGGGTAATGCTCTTAGTAGTATTGCATTTGGAATGGCTATGATGTCTAGGTTAGAATTTCCAACATACAATCCCGATGGAAGTGTTAAAGAGATTATAACATTGGATAAAGAGGCAATGGGTAAAATTACATTAAACGTTGCAGATATGGTAGAAACTTTAAGTGGAGCCTTTGGAAATATAGGTAAAAAATATGACAAAGGTGAACAATCACTATGGGAATCTATTAAAAGTTTAGGTAGCAAAGACCCAGTAGCCGCAGGTATTTCAATGGTACAAGGATTAGGAGGAGCTATTGGAGGAATAGCAAGAGGTATGAAAGATATGGCAGGTTTAAAGTTTAACGTTTATGGAGACCCTAATAAACCAACAAAAGTAACAGAAATAATAGACTTAACTAAAGGCAATGCATTACAAAAAGTCGGAGAAAATGTAATGAAATTAGTTAAAGTCTTAATTGATGGATTTGCGAATGTAGGTAAATCATATAAAGATTGGATGAGTCAAGGAGATGCTGCTAGAGGATTAAGCATTGCACAAGAAATGGGTCCAGTTCTTGGAACTATAGTCGATGGTATGAAAACCTTTAATGAGAATGCAAAAGAAGCTCCTAAAGAAATTAATAACTTTTTAAGAGAATTTGCAGTTTCTTTACAAGATTTAGCAAAAGTAGATGGAAGAGCTGTAAGAACTGTGGCTACTGGAATAGAATGGCTATTTGATGCATTTCAAGATGAGGAAGAAGGTGTCGAAATTATGATGAAATTTGGAAGGGAAAGCTTAGCAATATCTAATTTAGGAAAATTCTTTAAATCTTTAGGATCACTTCCTCCAAATATTGATAAATCCGCAAGAGCAATAAAACTTATTGCCGATTCTACTAAAATAATGGATAAGTATGATGATTTAGGCGATATTGAAGATTTAATAGAAGAAGCATCTGATTTTAAAGCAAACGGCATAGGAGACGCTATGGCAAAAGTAGCTAGAGCTGTTGAAAAAATGGGAAAGGTAAATACTGCCCATTTCCCAATGATGTATTCATTCCTTGAAAAAATACAAGAATTAGATTTAAGCAATGTTAGATCAGATATAGAAAGTATAGCTGAATCTTATGTAAAAATAGGAGATGCAAGTCAAAATTTTAATATTGAAGCTATTGAAGCAACTACGGATATGTTTAAGGCGCTCGCATATCTTTCTGAACAAGGAGGAGAAGATGCAATTGAAGCACTAGGTGATGATTTAATTGAGGCAGTTGAAAAATTAGCATTAATGATAGCAGACTTTGGAGGTACTGTTGAAGATGCAAGAGCAAGTCAACAAGGTTTTATAACAAGGGCTTCAAATGCTGTTGGAAATGCAATAGATTCTGTAATAGGTTCAGGTTCTTCTGCACCTGCTGCTCCAGCCGCTGCAGGTGGAGTATCTAATAGTGAAGATATTGTTGCAGAGATTAAAAGACTACAGAGTATTTTAGTTTCAGGAGATGCAGTTGTACAGGTAGACTCAAGCATAATTTAAACAATCTAGACTTTTACTATATAAATTGTATGAAAAAATCAGAATCAGTTTTTTACGAATCAAGTACAATTAAAGTTTCAGAATACAATTTTAAAAAAAATCAACTCATCATAACCTTTAATTCAGGCGCGATTTATATGTATGAAAATGTAGATAAAGAGATTTATGAAAAGTTTTCAATGGCCGAATCACAAGGTAAGGCTCTTAATCAACATATTAAAAATACAGAGATTAAAGTAACTAAAATAAGTTAAATATATAAAGCATGTCAAAACAAAAAGCGCAAGGTAATGGTAATTTAGATGGAGTAAAAAGAAGAAGAAAGGGTCAACACTCTAAAAAAGCTTCTAATAATAAAAACTCTAGGAATTACAAAAAAGCATATAGAAGGCAAGGTAGATAATGAATGTTTTAGAAAAGTATATTGCATATTGTGAAAAACACGACATTCAATTTCAAATGGATAATCATGTAAGACCTTATGATGATACAACGCTTTTCTGTCCAGCTGGTATGCAGCAATTCAAAGAACGTTTTAAAAATCCAGATGGTACAACAGTAGCAAATGTTCAATCTTGTTTGAGACTACAAGATATTGACGAAATAGGAGATGGAAGTCACTTATTATATTTTAATATGTTAGGTCTTTTTAGTTTTGGTGAGATGACAGTTAACAAGGCCGTTGAATTTTGGATGGGTTTTGTGCAACAAGAGCTCGGTATCCATGTTGACTGTGCAACAATTCATTCCGATAAATTTGATAATTGGAAATGGATGTATGACCTTTATAAAACCCCTACAAAGTTAGATGATGAATGTGTTTGGAGTGATGGAGAAATGGGAGGCTATTGCACAGAATTTTATCACAATGGTATAGAAATAGGCAACATCGTAAACACCTCAGGAGACTTTATAGATGTCGGGTTTGGCCTTGAACGACTTGATGCTATAGTTAATGGTACAAAAATAAAGAGTGCAAACGAGACACTTGAAGAAACTATTTTAAAAATTATAGATTCAGGTTATAAGCCAGGTCCACAAAAACAAGGTTATGTGCTTCGTAAACTTCTTAGAATCTTATATAATAATAACGGTTATATGGACCATGAATTTTTTAAGAAAGAAGTTGAAAGACAAGAAAAAACGAAACTTAGGTATCTTAGGCTTAAGGAAAAGCATCAGGATAAAGATAAAGAATGGTGGTTTGATACTCATGGTATTGATATTGACGAAATGAATGAATTAGGTTTATAGTGGGAGATTTAATTGCTATTCTTGGAATTATCGCAGCTACTTATCTAATGGGCTGGCTAAGAGGCTGTGAAACAGAAAGAACAAGAATTCGTAGAATGTTAAACTATACTATGGATGAATGGGAAGAATTGTTTAAAAAAGAAGAAGAAAAGTAAATTGTTCATAACTTTTTGAAAAAAGTTGCCTCTAGATTTTTTTATGTCAAAGATTATAGTTATATTAGTATTATAATTAAAACTTAAACATGAAAGAAGAATTTATAAATCAATCACTAACCAGAATCTTAAAATTTGCAACAGGTGCTCATGAAGGGCAAAAGAGAAAATACAGCGACGAAGACTATATTACTCATCCAATTGAAGTTGCAAAAAGAGTTAATCACAAGCATGTTGACGAACAAATGACTGCAGCTGCATTATTACATGATGTCTTAGAAGATACTAAAGTTACTCATTTAGAAATGAGAACATTTTTACACACAGTTTATAGTGTTGAAATGGCTGAAAGGGTATTATCATTAGTTGTAGAATTAACTGACGTTTTTACTCACGAAGATTTTCCTAACATGAATAGAAAATCAAGAAAAGGATTAGAAGCTCTTAGATTATATTATGTTAGCGATGACGCTAAAAAAATAAAATTAGTTGACATTGAGCATAACTCAGAGTCTATTTTAAAAAAAGACCCTAAATTTGCAAAAGTCTTCTTAGAAGAGAAAAAAGAATTATTAAAATATTTAAAAATAAAATAAAATGAATTGGAATAAAATAATAGGTCAATTAGACGACAAAATGGACTACATGGGAGAGTCTAAAATGATGCACAATAGATATTGGGTTCATAGAGCCGCAATGACAATGAAAAAATTAATTAATCATAAATTAACACTTGAAAAAAATGACAAATAAAGAAAAACTATTTGAAGAAGTTTTAGGAACCTTAGGTGCAAAAAACATTTCTTCTAAAACCCAAAAGAAAAACGGTACTTCAATGTGGAAGCTAAAGACTGGAGAAACAGTTGCAGAATATTCTACTGGTTATGTTAGAAAAATAGTATATTGGACTAGGAGTTCAGATAATAAAAAGCTACAAGATACTTGTTGGCAACTAAACCCAACTAAAACTTATCCAGCTTCTTGGAAAAGTCCAGTAACTAAAGATACTTATACTTGGCAAGCTAGAGAAAGAATTATGCTTCGTACAAGAGAAGAAAGACTTGAAAAGATTTTAAATTATACAACTAAAAAATTATTGAAAAAAGTTGCCTAAAAATTTTCACGGGTCAAAGATTATAGTTATATTAGTATTATAATTAAAACTTAAAAAAAAATGACAAAAGCCACATATATTATATTAGCCATAGTTTTAATTGGAACTAGCGCTTTAATTACAATATCTTTTATAAAATTATTTTTTAAAGGTATGTTATTTTTAATAATGCATCCAATTCAAGCCATTTTATTCTTAATAATATTTTGGCTAATAGTAAGAATCTTAAAATCAATAATATGTTAGACAAATTAAAACAATTCGTAGAGCAAAGTAACTCTTCAAATTCAAACACTGATAAATTAAATGTACTAAAGCAGTTTAAGGATGACCACGAGGTCGTTAGAATGCTCAGGTTTGTATATTCACCCTATAAACAATATTACGTTACTTCAAAAAATCTAAAGAAGAGAAGTGACCTGGTGAACTCTCATTGTGACAATGATATTTTTTATCTTTTAAATAGATTAGATAATAGAGAAGTCACTGGTCACGCTGCAATCGCAGAAGTTAATGGCTTTATTAGTAATAATCAAGAATATGCTGAGCTTATTTATAACATAATAGATAGAAATCTTAAAACAAGATCTACAGCATCTATGATTAATAAAGTAATTCCAGGCTGCGTGCCAACGTTTGATGTTGCATTAGCATCTGCATATGATGAGAAAACCAAAAAGAAAGTAGATTTTATAGAGAGCGATTGGTATCTTAGTAGAAAATTAGACGGGGTAAGATGTCTTGCATTTTTCAATGAATGGGGAGAAGTTAGCCTTTACTCAAGAAGCGGTAAGCCATTTACAACTTTAAACAAAGTTAAAGAAGAATTGCAAAATTTAGATTTACAAAATGTAGTAATGGATGGTGAAATCTGTATTGTAGATGAAAAAGGAGACGAGGATTTTCAATCTATTATTAAAGAAATTAAAAGAAAAGATCACACAATCGAAAAACCTCTATTTCAAGTTTTTGATTTAATTACAGCTGAGGATTTTTCAAATAAACTATCAAAAGAAATATTGTACACTAGACTACAGACTCTTGAAATGATTCTTGCAGATACAAGTTTAAAATACGTTAAATATCTACAACAATATTTAACTACAGGCGAAGAGATGGTAAATGAACAAATGACAATTGCAGCTAAAGAAGGTTGGGAAGGTTTAATGTTAAGAAAGGATGATGTTTATAAAGGTAAAAGAAGTCAAGATATTTTAAAGGTTAAAAAAATGCACGATGAGGAGTATGTTGTAGTTGACATTGAAAATGCAATTAATAGAGTAATTGTAGATGGTAAAGAAGTCGATGAAATGATGTTGAAAAATGTTATTATAGAACATAAAGGAAATAAAGTGCAAGTTGGAAGCGGCTTTAGTCTTGAAGAAAAAAGAAACTATTTTGAAAATCCTAATAAAATATTAGGTAAGACTATAACTGTACAATACTTTGAAGAAACTACAAATCAAAATGGAACACATTCACTAAGGTTTCCAGTAATTAAAGCTGTTTACGAAAACGGTAGAGTAGATTTTATATAATATGAAAAAATTAAAAAGAAACGAAGATAAAGGATGGATAGGTGGAGTATGTGCCGGTTTAGAGGATTGGACAGACATTCCAGCAATTGTTTGGAGATGCTTATTTGTATTTATAGGAGGTACAGGACTTCCCTATTTATTATTATGGATATTTTTAGAATCTAATGAAAAATGACAATAACTATATTAAATTTTAACGACGGAAAGGTTTATCAACATGTCAACGTAGACACTGATGAAATAACAGAAGACTCATGGGAAGAATGGTTAATTAAAGAAGGATATAGACCAAATAACTGTGAATGGATGATTCATGAAGACAATGAAATAATTAAAAAATAAAAAACATGAAAAATTTAGTTCGCTCTAGAAAAAAAACACATAAAAAATATTTAGAAGCTAGAATTAAAGAACTTCACGATCAATTAGTCAAGCAAGTTATAGAAGAAGGTACAGTAAATAAACACCTTAGAAAACTTTTATTAAAATACCATTATAAACTAAATCAAATTAAATGATTTTACAATCAATAACAATTCCAAGAATAAGTGCACTTTTAGTTCCGTTTGCTTTTTTTGCAGGTACATTCGTAAATGAAGATAAAAAAGAAGAAGTCCATTTAGATGAAAACACAGTTGAAGTAGTAGATACAGTTACTGTTGTAGATTCTACTCTAATACATGCATTAATAAATGTAGAAAGTAGAGGAGACTCAAATTGTTTAGGAGACTTACATTTAGGCAGCCCATCCGTTGGTGTACTTCAAATAAGACCAATTATGGTTAGAGAAATTAATAGAATCTTAAAAATTCAAGATTCTAAAGTCCGTTATAAAAAGAAAGATCGTTTTAGTAGAGAAAAATCTATTGAAATGTTTTATATATGGAAAAACTTTCACCACAAAGATGATAGTGATGAAGTAATTGCAAGATGTTGGAATGGAGGTCCTAAAGGTTGGAAAAGAATTAAGACTCAACATTATTGGAATAAAGTACAAAAAGAACTTAAAGAAATAAGAGGATGAAAAATTTAGAAAATAGACTTAGGCTTTTTATAGATTGGCTTGAAGATGCAGATTTTTATAAAGACAGTTATAGAGATGGACAACTTGAAACAATGATTAAGAGTGCACAAGAAGAAACTTGTAGAAAAGTGGCAGATTATTTAAGAGAAGTTTTAGATATGTCAGATGCATCAGTTGAAGAGTGTTTAGAGAAGTCAGAAATAATAGACATAGACGACGAAAAATGAAAAAGAAAAAGTCTAAGAATATCAGTTTAATTTTACCTAGAGGTAAACATATTAGTAAATCTAAAGAGAATGTAAAGATGGGAGAATGCGGCCATCCTACTGACATCGATATTAAGAAATTCTTAGATGAAAATTATAGACCTTCGTGGGTTACAGGTTTAGAAGTTCTTGTTAGAAAAGGGCAAAAGCTACAAGCAATAAAAGAATTTAAGACTAAAGAACAATGTGGATTAGTGGTCGCTAAAGACGCAGTAGAAAAGTATATAGAAACTGGAAGATGGAACCATTATACATTCCTTAGAAGACTAAGATTAGACCAGGCATTTGTGAATGCCACAGGTCTAGATTCAAATTCCTATAAAGAATGGTATAAAATAAATAAAGTAAAAGCAAACGATTCTTATTCAAAGGTGAATCAACCTCTTTTTACAATGGACGCTGTTTTTGCAGTTGCACATGAATACCTAAATGTAATTAGAAATGAGACAAGATACTAAGCTTGAAATAGATCAATCATATGATAATGCTTATAGATTATACATGGGTGAAATAGACTATGATGATTTAGGCGAAGAGTTTTGGTTACCGGTTGACCATACAGATAGAGACGTAATATTAAAACATTACGAAAATGAAGAAGAATATGAACGTTGCCAAAAGATAGTAAATGCAGTTAGTTAGTACACACCCAATAAAAAAATCAGATTTAGGCTTTCATGGAAACTTGTTTGGAGGGAAACTTCTGGCTTGGCTAGATGCAGCCGCAGCAAGTTTTGCAGCAGAAATGTGTGATACTCCGAGAATGGTGACAAAATGTATTGATAAATGTGTTTTTACAAAGCCAGCAAAGGAAGGTCAACTTTTAAAGATGTATGCAAAGATAGATAGTATTGGAACAACTTCTATAGATTTATATTTAGAAGCCAGAAGCCATAATGTATATAATGGCAAACAAAATATTATTTTACAGACAAATATAAAGTTTGTGAGAATTGATGAGATGGGAGATGCAATTCCAATTTCAGAAAGAGTAAAGGATAAATTTAAATAAAATAAAATGGCACATATACAATGGGGCGGATATAAATGGCGTCCAAGAGAAAAATGGGGAACATATCACCCTGACAAAACATATTGCTATTATGATAGAAGCGCAATAGAAATAAATGAAAAG